TCCATTTGTATGGTTCAATAACCCTTGGTTTAGAAAATGCCGGGTATGATCTGACCTGTGGTGACATAAGCACCAATAGCAGCAACGAAACCAAGCATCGCTGCCCAGCCGTTAAAACGTTCTGCTTCATGTGTAAAGATTGGGTTGGTGTTGTGGTGTGACATTTCGATTAATTGAATAGGTGGTTCGTAAGGATACTCGTTTTCGAGTAGTGTGTCAAGATCTCTAGTTTTCATAATTAGAATTGGAGATCTGAGTTATCTAATTTTCTAAGGACATCATCTCTGTATGCCTCATCTGTATCATAGCGTGGATCTCCCATCGCTGATACAAGTTCTGCTTGAGATCTAAATGTTTCTCCAGCAGATGATGCAGATTTGCCTTGTAACATTCTGCCCTCGTAGCCATTGGCTTCTTGATACTCATTTTGTAATCCTTTAAATGCTATGCTAATAGCCGTGGGATTACCTGTGTCTACAACAGAATCAAAAGCATTGATAGCTTCGTCAGTTAAATTACTAGCAGCCCAATCAATAACTCTGTTGTAATTTGCTTCTCCTCCACAAGCGTTCTGAACACTATTAACTTGCGCTTCAGATAATTCTACACCTTGGGTAGGTGCTTGAGGATTGTTAGCTTGTATTTCTAAATACGCATTAACAAGCTCTTGACTACTCATTTCACTGAAAGACTGTATAGTTTCTTCACTAAGTTGTCCGTCATTTGCATAGTACTCTTCAGATGCTTCAGTTATCAGACTGATCGCAGGAGCATTCTCAGATACCTCCTCATCGCTTCCTTCTTCTTCTTCATATCCTTCGTCTGTGCTTTCGTAGTCGACTTCTTCTTCTTCTGTTTGTCCAAGTTTCTTTTGTAGTGATAAGTACGCGCTTTCTAATTCTTCTGCGCTTTTATATTTACCAGCTAGTAATTGTTCTTGTTCTGCTACTAGCTTTTCTCCTACTGCTAGAGAGTCTTGTTCTTCTGTAGTTAAGACTTCTGTATCAGGAGTATTATCATAAGATAAAGTTTCTGCCATTATTCAGGTTGTGGTGGTTGTTCTGGTCCCCCGGGCATCATGCCTTGGAGATTTTCTGTGTCAGCTAATTTAGAATTAGCAAATTGACCAGCTTGTTGTAAGAGTGTTGCTTGTTGTTGCTCTTGCATCATCTGTTCCTTATCATCCAGTACTTGCTCTGGAGTCTTAACTAGATTTAATACATCAATACCTTGTGCAGCAGCTAATCTCTTAATTGCTTCTAATGGATTAATAAATTTCATCAACGCTTCTGGTCCTACTGTTTGTGCAATAGTTCCCATAAACATAGTCAAAGCTTCTCTGTCTTGACCACGACCTAAAGCATTTACACCAGCTACAATAGTTGGTCTTACAATATCTTTAGGTAACTTAGGTAGTTCATTAGTTCTTTGTAGCACTAATAAAGTTCTATCTAAATAAGGTATAAGGAAAGATGTAGTTAACAGTGAAAAGATACCGCCGAGCTGTTGCTCTAGCTCAAGCTGTGTAAGCCTGACTTCTTCTGCTGTTACTCTTTCTGCATTCCTAACATTCATAACTAGGAAAGCTTCAAGCAATCTTCTTTCTATTGTTTGAGACATCTGTGCAGCAGTGGAGAAGTCAGCAGTTTTACCTACCTGTACAACTTGTACGTCTTCTGCCCTGCCCTGTACGATGGCTCCATTTCCAGCCTTTGCAATAGTTGCTGGTTTTGTAGTTGAAGATGGACTGACCAGAAAGATTACCTTACTGGCAGCAGCAGCTCCTTCGACAAGAGCTTGTGATAAACCTTCTAGAGATTTGAGATCACCAAGGAACTCTTCTACTCTACCACGTCCGTACTGTTCTCCGTCAACAGAATTGAAAGTAAGAACGAGCCAAGGGCTTGCATTCTTAGGAGCTGTACTACGTGAGCCCGGTACTATCATATCTTCTACTTCTTGATACCATTCCCATCTGCCGTTCTTTAGTTTCACGCACGTGTAAACTTCGACATCATCAGTATTGGTACCATATGTTTTATCAACGACTGTGTTGGGTTCTTTCTTTGGAAGATCGTAACCGAGTACGTCGCGATTTATCAATTCCTTTGTAACTATTTCTAGGACGTTACCATTTCCATCTCTGTTAACGACATACCTAGTTAGAGGGTAATTTTTGATTCCATCTTTACCCATAAATAGTAACGCATTACCACCAACAATTAAATGTTTTAGTGCTTGATGTATTACTACTCTATCATTTGATGCAGCGATATAGTCCATGACCATTCGTTCCATTTTAGATAAAGATAGTTCCATTTCTGACATTGCCTCTGGAGGTAGATCCTCACCTATCTTATCTTCTCGTACCTGAAACTTAAAGAAGGTTCCTTGTGGGGGTAGAATTGCGAGCATGAGTTTTGCTGCAAGCCCGACCACACACTTGGAACCGACTGACTGCCACGGAATACGTAAAGTTTCGTGTGTAGGTTTTGAGGTTGTATCGTCTTGAATTAAATAAGGTAACGTGAGTTCTGAACAATCAACGGCTTTGTCTAGGAATTGTCGTCGATCTGTTACCAGTTGATTATATCTCTCACGGGCTGACATTAGTTAATGCCTCCGCCTCCGGCTGCTCCGCCGGTGCCTGTATTTACTTTAGGATTTAATTTAATCCTTAAATCACCTGTACCTTTAGAGTACTGGTTTTTAGATTTGTTACCACGATCATCTTTAGCTCTCTTTACCTGTGGGTTCACATCCTTAATTATTGGATCAGGAGGTGGTGCCGTTGGTGTTGGAGGTAAAGGAGGTGGTGGAGCTGGTGGTAGTGGTGGTGGTGTCGAAGATCGTTGTCCTCCTAAACACATAATTAAATTTCCTCGTCTGTTTGTTTTTGTTTTATATAATCTATCACACTAGCTTGACCAGCACGATACATTATTGTATTTATATCTTCTTTAGGGTGAATAGGTTTCCACCCAAAGTTCTGTTCTAACTCATCAACTAAATCATCGAGCTTTTCGTTGTGTAGTTTAAGAGTATTGAGGGAGATTGACATTTGAGTGTTCAAAGAATGCAGGCATTCTAGCTGCCTTAGTTTGTGAAAACTCTGGTGCTTTGCCTTCGTACATTAGTCTGTCGCTGGCATCTAACCAAAATTTTTTGTCCAAATATCTATCGGCACTTTGTTTTAAAGGTTGCATTACCCAATTAATAGTTGCCTTTCTTAACTTATCTAGTGATTGACTAGGCTTTAGACCTAGCTCTGTACATACCAATGAGTTAGCTGCCACATGGACTTGCTCGTCTCTGGATATGTCAGCACTAACAGTTCTTAGACCGGCGTCACCACAGAATCTAAAAAACGGTAGTAATACAAAAAAGATTGCTCTTTCTGCTACTAATGCTTTTAGTATTGTGTGGTCTGGATGTTCCTCCCACGCTGCACGTAGGCGCAGTGCTTCAGCTTCGGCTTGTTCATCGACGCCTAGTGCGTTGGTGATGTAACCAAGTGCAAGATCATGCTTGATCTCGTCCTTAACGTTTGACTCTAGAAGTGCTCTGGCAGAGTCGGGAACTTCCTTATCAAGTGCTTCTGTAATGAACTCGCCAACTGGTAACTCCATATGGCGTATTGCAAGAGCACGGTAGATGGTTTCTTCTGCACCTTCTTTTAATTTTCCTTTAGATGTTTGTACGGGTGTCCAAGTTCGTTTCCGGGACAGTAGTTTTATATAGGGATTCATTGTTGACAGTCACAAGCTATTTCGTCTGGTTTATTACTCATAAGTTCTGCCAAGTAATCTTCAACCTCAGTATCTTGCAATGCTGCATAAGCATCTGTTTTATCCTGTGTGTCTCCCATTACTTGCAAAGCATAATATAAAGAAGTTTGCGGTGAGTTAAGCCACTCTTCTATAAATGCCTCATCGTAAGTCACCATGTCACTCCAAGAATTGAAGCTATAGCCATGAAGCAGTCCTGTTCTCTCAAGCATAATCATTATCTGATCTGCTACTGATTTATAACTCTCCCATCCTACCTCGGATGCGATCTCAACGTCGCCATATTTTACCTGTTCCACACCAAACTCACCTGAATCCCTGTCGACAACTCGACTAATAGGTGGTGCAATTTCTGGTGTAGCAGTAAAGCCTTTTAAATCTCTACTTCTATAAGAACAACTGGCAGTAGGAGCTATCGCGAATGCTCGTTCCATGTTGTTCTCACGTGCTATGTTAGCTGCCTCTTGTATGCCGAGGAAGAGCTCACGTGCAGCTAATCCCGCGTAACCTTCGTAAGGCTCAGCGTTATTCGTCGCTGTAAGAGCCTTACCAAACTCGGCATATGTAATATTGTTGTTGGCTAGGAAGTTAGCTAAGCCAAGCATTCCTAATCCTACTTGTCTGTCTACCTCTGGTGTTAGATACTCTCCAGATTCACCAACACCTGTTTTGCCATGGAGATCGCACAACTCCGACATACCTTCACGGAAAGCTGGTCGTAAGTCGCCGATACGACAGGCTGACAAATTGATATGCTGTAAGAGGCACGTTCCACGTGAGGGCAAATAAACCTCCAAGCAGACATTCGACCTGATTCTTGTTCCTTTTCTGTCATGCTTTATCTTGTTGAGCCAAATGTCCCCTCTTGCAATTCCTTTAAGTATTGATTCCTTTGTTGTAGTTTCTGAATTACGCCAGAGTTCTGGGGTAAGGTCAACACATCGTTTGACCCATGGGAGCTCGGCTCTTTCTGCTTGCACGAACTCAAGAATATCGGGGTGGTTAATATCAAGATGGAGGACAACAGCACCGTTACGGTACGTACCTCCGCGCCTAAGAATTTCATTTAATGTTGAGTAGATTTTTCCGAATGAGACTGGTCCTGATGCAACGAGTGAATCAGGTCCTTTATTAGTTGTTGTTCCTTTGGGTCTAAGTTCCGACAGGTGGACTGCGACTCCTGCTCCATATCTAAGAGCATGCGACACAAATTTCCAGCTTGCTTCGATTCCATCGGTGCCTTCCATTGAATCCTGCACGTTAAATATTGTGCAGCTTACGGGTAGACGGTTAGTTGGATTATCAATCCATTGCTGAACTCGACCAGTTCTAGCAATCTTATTTGGTTCTATTTTCGATTTCATTGAGTAAATAATGGGCAGCTTTTTTTAAGTCTTTTAAATCGTTGTCTTTATATCCTGCTCTGCATACATATTTGATTACGTTTCCAAGGTGATAGTTCAGGGACTGATCTCTTATAAAATCCCATACTTCTATGTTCCCTCTCTGGTAGTAATCAGGACCTTCGCTTTTTTGCTTCATTTAACAACGGGTAGATTAGATTGTTTAATTTAAAAACCTGTTCTTGCAACTTTAAATACAACTCCATCATTGTCTCTTTATCTATATCATACAGAGCTAACTGTATTTCCCTCATCTGTAGGTCTTGATGGAGAGTCAACTTTGTAGTTTGGAATGGGTTGCCAGAGGATTGGTTCTTTTCTTTCATGGTCGTAGTCGTCAGTAGTTAAGATTCGTGCAAGTCTTGCGTTGATTAACGCGTCTTGTTCAGTCATCTCTTTGTCAACAAAAGTTTCAACGACTGCTTTCCATGTATATCCTTTTTCTTCAAAGATTTTCTCTGCTTTTTTTATACCAATCCCGGGAACGCCTGCGTAACCATCAGTGTTATCACCAGCCATTGCCTGAATCAGATGCCATCTTGCTCCTTCTTCTGGAGTGATGTCTACAGTTTCTTTGAAGTCATATAGTTTACCGGGAATCTGTCTCATATCTTTGTCAGGAGAGACGATTATGTTTCCGGGATATTTTGTAGCATAGATTCCTATAGAATCATCGGCTTCGAGTGTATCTTTGAGGATAACTCTGTATTGTTTTTTAAGTTCCTGTATGACACGTTTAAATCCACAGGGCTTTTTTCGTTGTCGATGACCCTTGTATTCGGGCAGAATTTTTTTCCTAAAATTATTAGGACTTGTAAAAAACAATATTAATTCATCATCAAACGAACCTAGTTCATTTTGGATTCTATCTAAATCTCTTTTGACACATTTCATAGCGTCAGAAAAGTTAGAAGTAACAACTATGACGTCATCACCAAAATCCATTTCAGTTTCTGCTGCTGCACAGCATTTGTAGACTATATAGTCGCAATCAATTAATAATTTCATATTTTAATGTACGTCAGCCCATGTTTTGCCTTGTTTTGACTCGGCAGCGATAGGACAACGCAAATTGTAGTATTCGCCAGCTAATACTGCTGACTGTTCCAAGAGTTGCATTAGTTTTTCTGCATGCTGTGGTTCACACTCATACTGTAGTTCATCATGCACAAATGCAAGTTGATTAGCATTAAAATTAAAGTTGTAGGCAATAACCATCCAGCGTTTGGCAACTATACCAGCACTGCATTGCAGTAGATAGTTTAACGCTTTGTGCGGTGAATCGACCAACACCCTTCGTCCGTCCAATGCCAAGAGGTAACCGTTAGCAGCCTTATTTGAAACCGCTCCCAGTAAGTCGGAGAGTCCTTCGATAGCAGATACGAAAGCTTCTCTGATCTCGGATCCTTTTTTTCTTGCTTCCTTGGGTTGTAAAGAGTTATCATAACTCATACCTATTTTTTCGTTTCCTGCACCGTACAAGAAAGCGTATGTTACGGTCTTAACTTGTCGGCGAGTGATTCCTATTTTATCTGCGTTAACTTGATGTATGTCATCGTTAAGTAATATGTCGGCATATCGACCTCCGTCATATCGTCCTAAATAGTGTGCAAGCATTCGTAGTTCTATACCACTTAAATCTGCACCTACCATTACTTTCCCGGGACTGGCTGTAAATAGTTCTCTAAATTCTTTATCCGAAGGAACTTGGGCAAGATTCGGTTTACGATGAGCACATCTAAATGTGTTCGTAGAAACTGAACAGTTGTGGTGTATCTTACCTTTAGTCGTAACAAGCTTGTTCCATGCGTTCACGCCTTCGGATATCATTCCAAGCTTCTTCTTTATCGTCAAACATTTCGCACATTGTCTCGAGAAGGGAATATCTATCTCCATCAATGTAATCTCGTCGATAATTGGTTTCCCAGTCGTAGTGATCTTGTTCAGTTT